CTCTCATAGTCCCCATTTGCCCTAGCACTAATCGATGTGCCTATATATGCAGGGTTATCTACAATAGATACGTCATATACCGCTTTTACTGATTTAATTTTTCGTGTGTATACTTTATTTTCTCGGTCAATCTCTTCTTCTTCACCATTAACAATAAAGGCAAATGACATTTTATTTAGATCACCACGTTTAATTAAAGAATACACATCATTTCCAATCGAAGTATCTGCTACATTCCCTGTCAATTTCAATCCTTTTTCATCAACAGTTAATTGCAATGTTCCACTAGCGGTTCTAGCAAATAGCATACCGCCATGATTGTAATTCAATACGCATTGACTAAAATCAGTATTATCAAATGCGCCCGGTAAAATCACTTCACGATATTCATATCCAGTATATTCAGATTTCCAAATTAGTGTTTCTTCGTTAAACACTGCAGCATATCCTTCTACTGTTCGTGTTTGAATATCATCTGTATCATTCTGTATCGCTTGCACCGTCATCATTCGGTGTTCCATTTTTCGGTTCTTCCTCATTTGTATCACCTCCTTTCGATGCATTAATTTGATATTTAGATAAATCCTCATATTTAGCAAAGTTAAGGCTTACTAGGCGTTTATCGCCACCTTCAACCCCTTCATAACCAAATATTTCACGGATTTCATTCACAGTAATTGCGCCTGTAGGCAATAGTGCTTGACTTACTTTAATTCTACTAGCTACAGACATGTAGGATAATCGATTACTTTCCAGTATGATTTCATTCCCATGTCCCTTTTCACGGCTAGTAAAAAGTTTTTCTGTGAACTCCTGTGTTAGCTTAATAGCAATAGGCTCTAAGACAGATTCATAGAAAGCTATGTATTCATCTTCTGTATAATCTCCACTTACAATTTTTTCATTAAGCCCAAAGTGCTTATACACCATATCTCTAGCAAAGTCCATTTGTCCTTTGTTGAATGTACTTATTGTGGTTGTAAGTTGTTGAAATGTAGCCTTGTTATCTAGCGTTGCAATACCGCTGCCATTTGCATTTGATACATATCTTTCCGTAAATTGTTTCCACAATGCTTGTTGGTCATCTTCACGAACGGTTCCTTCAAAGTTGATAATCCCACGTAGTGAATTACCATTTTTAACAGAATTAATAATTGCTGCTTTTACGGCATGTAATAAATCAAGGTCTTCTTTCAATGCCTTTGAGTTATCCTCGCCAAATAATTGATGGGTGTTAAAATGCCTTTTAATGTGAATCACCGCATCATACAGTACAGTCATACTTTTACCATTAATGAATTGGAATTTCACATATAAATTATTTTCAGTGTCCACCTTAATTTCAACACTTCCAAAATCCAGTGGATACAACCCAGTAATTACACCATTCATATCACGCTGGATATAAATGAAAGCATTGTTGTAGTTAAAGTACTGTGCAACAACCTTTTCAAGAAATTCACTTGCCGTCATGAATGGATTGGGTCTTGTTCCTAATATATGGTTGATAGATTGTAACCCTGACACCATTCCAGTATCTGTTCGTCTGACATGTTTAAGCTTCATTTTACCTAAATGTCTAGCAATCGTATCTGTACAGTCTCTAAACGTGGTGTCTGTATATGGCACTCCACTAAAAGGAGTAAATACATTCGTATATCCATCTAAGAACTCTGCCCCAGTTAAATTAGCTTTATCAGTATTGCCAAATCCAAATATTTTATTAAAGATGTTTCGATAGTTCATTATCTCACCTCCTTTCTTAAATGACATTGTGGTAATCCTCTTGGTTTCGTTCATACTCAACATATGCATCCAACATAGATGCAAATCCATCAATTCTTTTCTTTGCATGAATGGATTTAGTTGGCTGAATATTGCCATTACGATCTACATCTATTTCCACATTAGCCATACACCATTTCAATATTGGATTGTTATCATAGTTGATTAATTTTGCTTCCAGTTCTGCGCCCAATGCTTTCATTGGTCCGCTCAACGTTTTCTTACCTTGAATGACTGGATTCATTACAGACCGCCCAAACTCTGATTTCATATCTTCTACAAAATATGTAGCACTCCATCCGTCATACCCACATTTATATAAGTAAATATCATCTTCCGTTTGTCTTTCTTTAAACCAATCAACAATTAGACTATAGTCAATTCTATTGCCCGGTGATTTCCGTATAAACCCTCTTTTATACCACACATCATAAGGTACTTTATCCTCTTGCACTCTTTTTTCAAATAAATCTTCTGGTATCCAGTACATTTGCTTGATATATTTTACAGGGTCATTAGGTATCATGAATAACAATGTGGCGCATGTTAAGTCTGTAGTTGCTGATAAGTCTATTCCACCTATCCCATATCTTGGCTTTAATTTAGCAATATCGTATGTTGCTATATTGTTTAATTGTTCAAACGTTAAAAACGCCTCTGATGATGTTTCACGAACATTAAAGTCCTTTGTTAGTAGATTTGTAACATGAATAGGATTATTTTGTGCTGATTTAACTTTTTCAGCTAATTGGCTAATGCTTTTTATTGTTCCTAGTCCCGGATTAGCCTTTGCCCAACAATTAGGATCTGTCCATTCCTTTCTACTATCTAACTCATAAATTATTGGTAAGATACGTTCATTTTTATAACCTTGCTCATCATCATACCCATCTACAATTTGGCACGCCTCATCATATTTAATATCGTAAATATTTTCACGAACTGTACCAGCAGTACTAGTAATAATGGTTAGTGGTTGTTCACGTGCGCTCATACCATCAACGATTACGTCATATAAATTCTTATCCTTGATAGCATGCAGTTCATCAATCAATGCTCCATGAACATTTAACCCATCAAGATTATTAGAATCTGATGCAAGCGGTACAAACTTTCCATCATTTACATCACACAAAATTCTGTTAACACGAATATGACAAACTTTATTAAGCGACTTACTTTTTTTTATCATTTTAGCCGCTTCATCCCATATAATTTTTGCTTGGTCACGCTTTGTTGCAGCACTATATATTTCAGCACCCATTTCACCATCCGCAACCAACAAAAAAAGGCCTATTGCGGCCGCTACAGTGGACTTACCGTTTTTACGTGCCACTATCAATATGAGTTCTTGATATTGCCTTGCTTTTGTATCTTTATCAACAAAGCCAAATAATGCAGCAATCATTGCTTTCTGCCATAATTCTAAGATTACTGGTTTTCCTGCCCACTTACCTTTAGAATGTTTGCAAAACAGCTCAATGAAATCAATTGCAACTTCTGCCCTGTCCTTATCATAGATATATTGACTTGGGTTTTCTAACTTATCGACTAAATGCTTATATATCCTACGAACACGATCAGATACAACTATTTCACCATCAATGATTTGGTTATAGTATTCTCTGATTGGGTTCATCGTCTAACACGTTCCATAATAAACTTCTTAAATCCTTCATCATCATCTTCATTTTTAGTCTGTGGTAATTCGCTCAACAGTACTTTTATGATGGCAATATAGTTTTTCATCAACGTGTTATAAGCCTTTGATTCAGTCGATTCTTTTTTACCAAATTGATTGTTTCCATTGCAATATTCTTCCACAAATCCTACTTTTTCTAATTGAATTTGTAGTTCATCTAACTGCATTTCCATGTGTACAGCTTGCTCAATTGATTTTCTGATTAACTTTTTCTTTTCTTGTGGAAGTTCCTTGAAAATCTTGTTATATTCTGCAATTCTCTTCTTTTTTATTTTTTCTTTTTCTTCATTTGTCAACTCCAATCACTCCTTTGTTAACCACACCCCTCACATGTGCGACCTGTGTTTTAAACGAAACTGCTGCCCCGGTGTAGAAAAAAATATTTTCGCCATAAAAATATGGGGGGGAGTCAATCATTATCATATTTATTATCATTTACGGCTACTAAATCACCAAGCTCATTGAATATCATTCCACGTGTCGGTCTAACTAATAGGCTTGCACCGCTCGTCAATCCATTATGTGTAGTCATGGCATCTAACTCTGCATGTATTGCATTGTGACATTCAATACATAAGAACATAAGATTATCCCAACCATATGCAACCGCATCATTGTTAATGTTGTTTGGGTTTAGTGGCTTTTTATGATGGACTACCCAACGTTGTCTAGTCCCATCTGCCTTATTGATACTTTTTAATCCATGGCATCTTTCACATATATAGAGCTTTGATTCTGCATATGCCTTTGCACATCTTCTCCACCTATATGAATTATAGAAATTTTTAGAATACTCTTTTGCCATTTTTTAAAATGTCCCCTTTTTTCTAACCCACTACTTTTTATACATCATATCCCATTGCTCTACGATTAATTGCATATGCTTCATCATATGTAATACCCTCCCGTTCTGCTACTTTGTTTAAGCAATCATCTTTAGTTGGATATTGTCCACTATGTGTATTGATATGGCATTGTGTGCAGAGTTGTATTAAGTTTTCCTTAATATCTCCACCGCCACTACCACGTGTATTAATATGATGTGGTTCTATATTCGTTCTTAGTCCGCATATTTCACAATATGCCTTCCGAACTTCTTGTATCGTTTTCTCGGATGTAATTCTTTTATGCTTCATCAATTCCCTCATATAAACTAAAAAGGACCGCATCATACTGTGTTGTGCGACCTGTGTATGATGTAGTCCTTAATAGTGTGTAGTTTTCTAGTAGACTTGTTGAAAGTGTTCTCTTCATCCTTGCCCACATACAGTATCTCATATATAGAGTGTCAAATAATAGCAACCTTTTTATAAATTTCATCAAAATTT